TTCAATGGGCAAAAATTAGTATTAGAATACGCCTTAAATCAGAGATTTTTTTCTAATTTTAGGCAACCTCCAGCTGTTTCGGACATATATATAACAAATTTGCCTTCATCTTTGGTCGGATTTAATATAGGTGAAACTATAGGAAGCGATGTAGGTCAAACTATGAGCAGTTCAACCATTGGTTATTCATACCCATTTATTCAAGTAAACAACTTTCAAATAAATATTCCAACATCAATTTACGCAACAACAAACTTTCAAGAAGTAAGCGATTTTATACGTCGTTTTATTCCTGCAAGTCTTAACTTTACAATTCAGACATACTAATTATGAAAATTTTAGACATAACCCCGATTAGCGATACAACTCAAATGCCCCTAAAAAAGGGAACACTACAATTCTTGCAAGATGCACACAAAGAAACTTTAGGTGCAACTATTACAGGATTAATAGGCAATACTTATAATGCTTCAACCCTTTATGTATTAAATGGATGTACTAATACAGGTTCAGGAAGTGTTTATGCTATTGCGGCAGGAGCAGTTTTCTATAACGGAGAAGTTTATTTAGTTGATGCGGCTAACTTTACAGCAAGTTCAGGTAATACGGCAGTATTAAGTCAGGTTACTTCACAATATACAACCTTTGCAGATCCCGTAACTTTTACAGATAGCACAACTCATAATGTACACAACATTAGAAAAATGCAAATTTCACAAGGGGCAAGTGGAAGCGGGATAAGCGATTATTCAAGTGCATTCTTTTTAAATTTTACTATCCCGGCACAAGTTAGTATCACAGGGACTTTGGTTTCAGGCGGTTATCCTAACTATGTTATTAATAATCCTACTTTGACTAATCCTATATTGGCTGCTGGTAGTGCATACATAGGGGATATAGCAACTCCTTATACTACTCATACAGTAACTTTGGGTTCTACATTGGCAAATACGAATTATGTTGTATTGATTACTCCTACTTCGGCTGCATCAAATGTTTCCGATGATTTGAATACTTTTTTTGCAGTTAAAAATAAAACAACATCTTCTTTTGATATAGTAGCAAGAGAAAGTGCAAGTGCTGTACAAAATTTATCAGTTGATTGGGTAATAATATCGAAATAAATGGATATAAAAACAACACAAGAAAGGCGAGTGGTGGCTTATTTAAAGCCCAAGAATGATAATTTATTAAGAACTTATGCTGAGGCAAATGAAATGAGTCTTAGTGAATCTGTAAACATTATGGTTAAAGACTTTTTTCAAAGACTACCTCCTGAGCAAAGGATTGACTACCTTTCTCGTGTCCGCAGTAAAAACTCCTATTAAAAATTAACCCTTGTATTAACGAGGGTTTTTTTATACGGTTTTTTGTACGTACAGGATACGTTCGTACTTAGTTCGTAATACGTACAATGTACCTTCGTATTTAAAGTGGCACACTTTTTAGGAAATATAAATAATCAATTTTAATTTGTGCTATGAATTACTGTATAGATCCAAACGCAGACGAACCAATAATGCTCATAAATAAGCATATTGGTTATGATGAACAGGAAGGACAGGGAATAGATGGCTCTTTGTTTCAGGCGGAATTACTTATGTTGGATAACATGGGTAAAAAAAGGATTCAAGTTTGGATTAATTCACCAGGCGGAATTGTTATGGATGGTTATTCTATCTATAATGCTATCCTAAAAAGTAAAACAAAGGTTGATACTTATAATGTAGGAATAGCAGCAAGTATAGCGGCAGTAATTTTCCAAGCTGGAAGGAATAGAATCATGGCTGATTATTCTCTTTTGATGTACCATAATCCTTATGGCGGAGATGGTGAAGAAATAGAAAAGATGAAAAAGAGCATTGCTATCATGATTGCTGAAAGAACAGGCAAAAGCGAGGCTGAAATCTTAATGATTATGTCTAAAACTACTTGGATAACAGCAACAGAAGCTTTCCAAAATGGGTTTTGCGATACAATAGAAGTGAGCAGCGAACATAACAAGAGGAGGGCAACTGTATCAAATGATGTTAAGGCAATGTGGCATGATGGTAACAAAATTTTAAATTCTTTATTAAAAACAAATACAATCAAAATGACAAAAGTCGCAAATAAGTTAGGTTTACAAGCCGAAGCTAATGAGGATGCAATCCTTAGTGCAATTTCATCTATTGAGAATAAGAAAGCGGAAGCTGACGACAAGCTTAAGAAGATGGAAGACAAAATCAAGGCAATGGAAGACGAAATGGAAGACTACAAAGCCAAGTATGCAGAAGCTAAAAAGAAAGCCGAAGATGCAGACGAAGCTAAGAAAAAAGCAGAAGATGAAGCCGAAGATTCTAAGGCTAAAAATATGCTTGAAGGTTTCGTTAAGCAAGGTCGCATTAAATCTGATTCAGTTAATGAATGGGTTGCTACAGCTAAAGCTATTGGTTTTGAAAAAGCAAAAAACATGATTGAAGCATTACCTGTTCACAAAACAGCTGCTAAAATCGAAGTTGGAGATGTTGCAAATGAAGCTACTTTAACAAATGTTATCGCTGGTGCAATGGCTGACTTAAGAATTAAAAATAAAATCTAAAAATTAAAATAAAGCAAGATGTCAGAAGCGTTAAATATTCAAGACACATCGTGGAGTGGTCCAGCAGCAAGCTATATGATTACTCGTGCGGTAGTAGGTGCAGACACAATCGAAAAAGGTTGTATTTATGTTGAAGATGGTATTCGTAAAAAGAAGACTATCCCTCGTATTGAAGTTGCAAATTTCATCCAAAAGAGAACTGCTACTCCAACTTCACAAGGTAGTGTGAATGTAGATGGTAGAGTATTAACTCCACAGGATTTAATGTTGTACTACGAGTTCAACCCTAGAGATTATGAACAACATTTTTATGCAGAACAATTGCAACCTAAATTATTAGGTCGTGAACTTCCTGTTACTGCTGAAAATTTCATGATGATTCAGACCATGAAGCGTTTAAATGAGTTCTTTGAAAATGCAATCCACAGAAGTCGTATTCAATATGATACTGATCCAGGTGGAGCTGCTATTGACCCAACAACTAAAGGTGAACACGCTGATGCAGCTAATTACTTTTATTTTGATGGTTTGATTAAGAAATTGTTGGATGCTGCTTCTGACCCTAATTATCCTACTATTACTGTTCCTAATCCTGTAGCTTTGACTACTTCAAACATTCGTGACCAATTCACAGCTGCTTTGAATTTAGTTCCAAAGGCTTTATTAGGTCGTTTCGGTAAAGGTGGATTGAAATATGTAGTTTCTTATGCTGATTACCTTAAATATGGTGAAGCCCTAAGAACTGACCTTTACAAAAACGTACGTTCTGACGAAAGAGCTTACGATCAATTTAGAGGTTATGATATTGAAATGGTTGCAGGTCTTCCTGAAAACACTTTCTATTTAGCTATCCAAAAACCTGATGTTGATTCAAACACATGGATTGGTATCAATAGCACCGAAGATAACCAATTACAATTAATGAGATTGCAAAACAACTCTGAATTGTTCTTCGTTAAAGGTCTATTCAAAATGGATACTCAAATAGGTTTCCCTGACCAATTCGTTCTTTACACAACTTTAACAGCATAATTTAAAGGGGGGCAACCCCCTTATTTTTAAAAAAAATATAAAAATGAAAAAAATACTTTTTGTTTTATTCGTAATTTGTTCGGTTGCTGCTTCTGCACAATCAACAACTCCACGTGGCGGAGTAGGTGCGAACAATGATAATACTTTTCGTGCATTGACTTTCAAATTTTATTCTGCTTCTGATGCCTCTGGTGCAGATAGCGTTAAATTAAATTTGAATGCTTACAATTCACACATCGCAGTTAGTTTGATTGATAGTTTAGTAGTAAGTTTCCCTAGCGTAGCGAAATGCTATGTTGGAGATTTAGTTAAATTTACTGTTATCGGAACTACAAGTGGTAATAAACTTAAATTTAGTGGTTCTAATGCCGTAGTAGCTTCATCTTCTATTGCAGTATCAAGCGGACTTAGAGCAAACATCTGTTTTATATTCGATGGTGCTAAATGGGTTGAGCTTAGCAGAAATGCTTATTAATAATGGAAGAATTATTTAAAGAGGTTTTTAATTCACTCCCGCACGTTGAGCATATTTGGGTAATGCCTAACGGAGATTACTATCTACACATGAAACATGGTGCAGAAAAAGTAACGAAAGGCAATTCAGATGTTAGCGTTGCGGAAGTGATTAAAAAGAAACCAACTAAAAAGAAATAAAATGGCATTAAATGACATCATATTTGTAAAAGGGCAAGGCGGACTTGGCAGACCTCTCGCAGGAGAAGATTTCATTTCCGGCTTTCTTTTTTACACAGCTAACCTCCCTTCGGGTTTCAGTTCAACTAACAGAATTAAACAACTGTTTAGTATTTCTGATGCCGAAGCAGCAGGTATTAAGGCTGATTATTCTGATGGTACTTCTGCCCAGGCAAGTTATTTAATAACTACCTTAGGTGCAACAGGAGATACTATCAATTTAAAAGTTACAGAGGCTAATAATGTTATTATTAACTTAGGTACATATACAAAAGTTACAGGAGATTCTTCTATTGCTTTATTGGGTGCTAATATCGCAGCTTTAATTAATGCAGGAACCGTAAGTCATGGTTATACTGCATCATTTACTACTGCTACTTTAACAATTGTTGCCCCAAAAAGAAATGGTATATTCTTAAATTCAGGTGCTCCACTTTCGGTTACTATTGTTGGGACTATTGCTGGAACAATTACCCAATTTTCAGGCGGTGTAGCTTCTAAGCAAGCTATATGGCATTACCATATTGCAGAATACTTTAGATTAAACCCTAAAGGGCAATTATATGTAGGTTTCTTCGCAGTTCCTTCTACTTATACTTTTACTGAAATTACAACTATCCAAAACTACGCAAACGGTAAGGTTAGAGAATTGGCAGTTTGGAAAGATGCTACTTATGCAGTAGGTGATTTGACAGTAATTCAAAATGAAGTAGTAACTAATTGCGATGGTAATCACAAACCATTATCAGTTATTTATGCAGCAGATTTAAGTGCTACTTCTGACCTTTCAACTTTGACTGACTTATCAACTTTATCTAACAATAAGGTGAGTGTAGTTATAGGTCAAGATGGAGGTGGTTTAGGAGCTTATCTTTACTTAGGCTACGGGAAATCTATCACTTGTGTTGGTGCTGTTTTAGGGGCTGTTTCTGCATCTTCTGTTAGCGATGATATTGCATGGGTTGGTAAATATAATTTCAGTAATGGTTATGAATTAGATACAATAGCTTTCGCAAATGGTGTTTTAGTTTCTGCTTCATCACAGAATTTCTTAAATGCCTTAGATAACTTACGCTATATTTTCTTAATTAAATATGTGGGTATCGCTGGAAGTTATGTAAATGATTCTCATACAGCTATTATAGTAACTTCTGATTATGCTTATATCGAAAACAACAGAGTTATAGATAAAGCAATTAGAGGTGTTTATTCTTCTGTATTACCTGCTTTAAATAGCCCTGTACAAGTAAATTCAGATGGTACTTTGGCAGACACTACAATAGCATATTTTGAAAGTTTGGCTGAATTAAACTTAGTTCAAATGATTAGAGATACTGAACTTTCTGCTCAATCAGTTACAATAGATCCAACACAAAATGTTTTATCTACAGGTGAATTGATTATAGCTGTTAAGTTAGTGCCTATCGGAGTGGCGAGGTCTATTCAGGTTAATATCGGTTTTGTAACTTCAATATAAATTTAAAAAATGGCAACACCACTAATAAATGGCGTAAATTATTCATGGGCAAATGTTAAATTGGTTCTTTTCGGAGTTCCTGTTGTAGGCATTACTCACGTTGAATATAAACGCAAACAGAAAAAAGAAAATAATTACGGTTTTGGCATCGAGCCTGTAAGTCGTGGTTATGGAAATAAAGAATACGAAGGAAAGATTACTTTGTATCGTGATGAGTGGAATGCAATTATTGCAGCTGCTCCTTCAAGAGACCCATTGGATATTCCTTTCTTTGATATTCAAGTATCTTTTGCAGGTACAAGAGTACAGCCGGCTTTAGATGTTTTAAAGGCTTGTGAGTTCTTAGAAGACCCTTTCACAGTAGCACAAGGAGATACAAAAATTATGGTTGAACTTCCTATAATAATTGGATTAGTAGAACATAAGTCATAAATACGGCAGCATAGGTTTTTCATAGTAGTTTTTTTTGGAAAAGGGATATTTTTATATCCCTTTTTTGCTTAAATTTGTTCAAAAATATATTATGACAAACGAAGAAGTTGCATTAAAAGCAAAAGAATTAAGTGCAAAACATGGTGCTGTTGTTCATCCGATTGTGTTTAAAGTTGAAGGAAGCGATGATGAGGTAATAGGTTTTATGAAAGAGCCTCCACGTTTTGTTAAACTAAGAGTAATGGATAAAGGTTTGACAAGTCCTATTACTGCTGCTAGTGAAGTTGTAGATGCTTATTTGATTAAAGAGGAAAGCGATTCAAGGATTTATAATGAATCACCCGAAAATGATAAATATTATTTAGGTGCTACATTAGAAGCCTACAATCTTGTAACATTAGCGGTTAATCAGTTTAAAAAAAAATAGAAGAATGCTGGATTGATGATAACTGCGATGAGATAACACAATGGGGATGCTTAATTCAATATTATTTCAGGATAGACCCTGATACATTAAATGACGAGGATTTCGCAAAATATATAGGGCGATTACAGTTTGCCCTTAAAAAGACAGCTCAATGGCAGTAGAACAGGTACAATATGAATTAACGCTAAAGGATTTATTAACCAATAAATTACATGAAGCGGATGGTGCAGCTAAAAAGTTGCATGGAACGATGGATTTAGTAAAAGAATCTTTAGGGTTCTTAGGTGTCGGTTTTGCTGTATTCAAGGGTGGTGAATTTATTAAACAATCTGTTGAGAAATTTCATGAATTAGAACAGGCAAATGCCCAAATTAAGGCGGGATTAGAATCTACAAAGGGTGCTGCCGGATTAACATTTGATGATATCCAAAAAGGGGCTAAAGATTTAAGTTCAGGAATGCTTTATGGTAGAACAGCTATGCTACAAATGCAATCTGTTCTATTGACATTCCCTGCGGTTACTAAAGAATCATTTATGCCAGCTTCTCAGTTGATAGCTGATATGAGCACTCGTTTAGGTACAGATTTAAAGGGTTCAGCTATTCAAGTGGGTAAGGCTTTGCAAGACCCAATTAAAGGGGTTTCGGCTTTACATAGAGTAGGGGTAAATTTTAGTGAAGCCCAAAAGGAAATGATTAAAAACATGGTGGCAACAGGGCATACAGCCCAGGCTCAACAAGTTATATTAAAAGAACTTAGCGTGGAGTTTGGCGGGAGTGCTAAGGCAGCTTTTGAGGCAGACCCAATAGCGGGTTTTAATAAGATGATGGGTTCATTCTCTATGGCGGTCGGTCAAGCTGGAGAAGAATTGTTAGGCTTTTTGGCTCCGGCATTATTTAAGATAGGTAGTTTATTTGTTTCTGCTGGGGAAGGGATTAAACATTTCATCGAATGGCTTAAAGAAAATCAAACTATTGTTAAAGCTGTTGGGATAGGATTAGGAGTGGCAGCGGTTGCTTATGGGCTTTATACCCTTTATGTCAATGCAGCAACAATAGGTACAACTATATTAACAGCGGCTACATGGGCTTTAGATGCAGCTTTAGCTGTATTAACTTCTCCAATTACTTTAGTAATA